TGAGGGGTGATCGCAACTGGACTGGTCGTCCGGGCCCGTAAGGGTATTCTGCGCAGTACATCCGAAAGGAGGACTGCTGGGTGTTTAACCAAGCAGAAGCTCGGGTTAGGTTGATCGCGTGTGGCGTGACTGCCACACAAGCCCATCAAATTTCTGCACTTGTGCAGAAATGGGTGGAGTGTAATGGTGAGGAACAGACTGTTAAGCGGATCAAGTCGATGAAAGTCGACTTGGCTCGGCACTTTGCAGGACTTCCACCGGCCGCGAGGCCAGCTCTTTTCCAAAAGGGCACCTCGTGGGTGAAGACCAGGAATGGTCTTCCAGTAGGTCCCTTCGGGGTCCTGTTCCGATTGCCACGTGACCGGTTTTGGGTGGCGTGGAACGCGATAATGGTTTACACCGGAATCATGTTCCAAGACCCGGACTTGAAATGCACCCCCACGCAAATTAGCGAAATGCGTGCGGCCATCACTCGTCCTGAACCAAACTCGGACGCCCTTGTTGAGGGACTTCGTTTGGTACATGTTACTCCCTTGAGGGTGAACACCACAATCGGAAGATTGTGGGGGGATCCCTTAGTGAAGTACCGGTACAGCGAGACGCGGCGTGCCCCAGAGGATTTTCACACCGTCCCTGAGAAGGAAGGTGTGTTATCTTCTGTGCAGTACCTCATTGAACGCTCCGTTTGGACCGCGTCCCGATGGGACATGATCCAACCCACTCTCGAAGGTCTCGAAAATCCTGTTCGCAGGATGATTGAGATCAATCTTGAGGATGAGAGGCGATCTGGACCTCCAGATTTGACTGAAAAGCCAAAAATGGGTGTCCTAGCCTTGATTCCGGAACCTGGTTACAAGCTCCGTTTCGCAGCTAACCCTGGCCGAGTTTACCAGTCGTTGACTGGTCCTCTAGGCAGAAGACTCTTTGGGGTCCTTCGGGATATACCTAACGACTTCACCTATGACCAAGAGGCAGGTATTCGGTTTTGTCAAGCCCGGCTTGCTGAAGGGAAACCTTCTGTAAGTATGGACTTGTCAAACGCGACGGATCGCTTTCCTTTGGAACTCGAACTAGCGTTCCTCAGGAGGATGGGGACAGAGCCAGAATGGCTCCATCTCCTCCGTGACCTGTGCCGTGGGGACTGGTATTACCAGTCGGAGAAGGGACCGAGGTCCCTCGTCCACAGAATCTCGTGGACGGTGGGTTCTCCCCTTGGTGTCTTTCCCACGTTCGCTGCATTCAGCCTGGGTCACCATGCGGTGGTTCAGGCCTGTTTTCAGGAATGTGGGGTCGAGCCCAATGAGGACGGATCCTATGATTACGCAATCGTAGGAGACGACTTCACAGTTTTCGAC